AGATGATCGTGGATCGTACATCACCTGCAAATCCAACAACAAGTACCGAGCGTTCAACACTGACGGAACAGAGTTGCTCATCAAGGGACGAACACCACGAGATGAAATGGACGACACAGAAACAGGAGTCGTGGTGGGTAATGGTTCCACAGCTAAGTGTCTCATCGGCTACTACGATTGGGAGCACCTCAAGAAGAAAGGTCGTAGTGCCTCACTCAAGCGTCTTGTGATTGATGAGGTTGTTGAGTACTCACCAGAGCTAGAAGAGATGGAAGCTCTGTGATACTCATTGATGGTGACATGCTGGTGTACCGTGTTGGCTTTGCTTGTGATGATGAGCCAGCGCGGGTAGCAACAGAGACTCTTGATAACTATCTATCTCAGATAGTATTAGATTTGTCTGATCACTACACATCCAGCATTGTTTACCTAACTGGTAAGGGCAACTTCAGGGACGAGGTTGCTGTTACCCAACCCTACAAAGCTGGTCGTTCTGAAAAGCGTAAGCCTGTACATAAGAAACTGCTCCGCGACTTCATGGTATCTGAGTGGAATGCAGAGGTTGTTAACGGTATGGAAGCTGACGATGCTATAGCTATCAAGGCTACTGAGCTAGATCACAAAGCTATTATTTGTTCGTTAGACAAAGACTTCAGGCAGGTTCCTTGTCCTATGTATGATTACACCAAGAAAAACTTAAATGCATTTAAGGTTGATGACGCTATGCGGTGGCTGTACAAGCAAGCGTTGATGGGTGATCGTGTTGATAACATCCCCGGTATCTATGGGGTTGGGCCTAAGAAAGCTGACAAGATCATTGACCCGTGTACAACGGAGTGGGAGTGTTACAGTACCTGTCTTGCTCACTACTGGGACAATGAGTTGGATGAAGACCGACTACTAGAAAGTCTTAACCTTCTGTACTTGTTACGTTCACATGATGATAAGTACGAGAAACCAAGTGAAGTTTGATTCTAAGTTTGAGAAAGAAGCCTATGCACTTATGCAAAGCTGCGAGTACCATCCTTCACAGACACTAGAGTACGTACTACCTAAAACATATGAGCCTGACTTTGTTTACAAAACAAAGAGTAAGACCATATGGATAGAAGCTAAGGGCAGGTTCCGTACATCAGATGAGGCACGTAAGTATGTCTACATTGCAAAGACGCTTGGCCCAGCAGAGGAGTTGGTATTTCTCTTCCAGAAACCAAAGACACCAATGCCGGGATCACGTAGAAGAAAAAACGGTACACGATACACAATGGAAGAGTGGGCGAACAAGCAAGGGTTCAGATGGTACACTCTTGAAACAATACCGAGAGGGTGGATACAATGACTAGACACCTAGTAATACCTGACACTCAAATAAAACCTGACTGTCCTATTGACCACATGTACTGGGCGGGTCGGTACGCATGTGCTATTAAACCAGATACTATCATACACCTTGGTGATCATTGGGACATGCCGTCGTTGTCGTCGTATGACGTAGGTAAGAAGTCGTTTGAAGGCAGGCGTTACTCTGCTGATGTAGAAGCAGGCAACGAAGCCATGCAAATATTTATGGATTGTATCAGAGCAGAGCAGTCTCGTTTACGTAAGATGAAGAAGAAGGTATGGAAGCCACGCCTTATTTTTACGCTTGGTAATCATGAATACAGAGTGGAACGTGCAGTAGAAAACGATGCCAAGCTAGAAGGGTTAATGAGTTATGAAGATCTCAATCTCAGGGGGTGGGAGGTTCTTCCGTATCTTCAGCCGGTTATTGTGGACGGTATTGCTTATTGTCACTATTTCACTAGCGGTGTCATGGGCAGGCCAGTTACAAATGCAAAGCTACTGCTCCAGAAAAAACATATGTCATGTGTTATGGGACACGTACAAGACAGAGATATCGCGTTCGACAGAAACGCAGCAGGAAACAGAATGACCTCCTTGTTTGCTGGTATATACTATCAACATGATGAAGAGTATCTTAACCCACAGACTAACGGGTCATGGTCTGGTTTGTGGGTGTTCAATGAAGTAGACAACGGTACGTTTGATGAGATGCCTGTGTCTATGACATACCTACGGGGGAAGTACGGTGCTAACTCTTGATGAAATACTAGAACGAGTTTCTTCTAGGTATGATGAAGTTACTATAATGGAAGCACTAGAAATTACATCTGAAGATTTAGTTGAAAGGTTTTCTGATAGAGTAAACATTAACAGTTGGAAGTTTGACTTGGAGGAAAAATATGCAGAATGAGTGGAACATGACTGAAGACGAATGTGCAAAGCTTGAAAAAGAATGTGAAAAGCTACGTAAAAACTGTCAGGAAAGTAGATCTATAGACGACATTACTCCGGAAGAGTGGAACAAAATGTCTAAGACATTCACAGGTAAACTGTATCACCCTCAAGATATTCATGACCCTGTGGCACAACCAGATCACTACAACAAGGGAGCTATTGAGGCCATTGAAGCAATCAAGGCGTCTATGCACCCACAAGAATACAAGGGATACCTCAAGGGTAACTGTCTTAAGTACCTGTGGCGTTACGAGTACAAGAACGGCATAGAGGATCTACGCAAGGCACGTGTCTACCTAAAGTGGTTAATCAAAGAGGTTGCCTTGTGAAGATAATAGAAGGAAAGTTTGGAACCAAGACAGAAGAAAAGGAGATAACAACGGCTGAGTTTCTGACTGCGTTTGCAGCTAAGGCTCAGATACAGGAGACTGAAGGTACCAAACCAAAGGTAGTTGTGGTCATGTACGAGGACGGTCAGATGTTTGAAGTAGCGTCCAACGAACAGTACCCTGATGGAGTGTACATGCTACTACAGTTAGCAGCACAAGCAATCATTAACGAAACACTAGGCATAACAGGAGAACCAGAGTAAATGGATGCATATCAACAGTACATACACAAGTCACGCTACGCACGCTACAATGCAGAAGAACAACGTCGAGAGACATGGGAAGAAACAGTTAATCGTTATGTTAACTATTGGGTAGACAAAGCAGATCTTAATGACTTTGAAGTATCTGAGATCTTCAAGGCTATACATGATCTAGATGTAATGCCTAGCATGAGAGCATTGATGACAGCGGGTGAAGCACTAGACCGTGACAACGTAGCAGGTTTTAACTGTAGCTACTTACCTATTGATCACCCTAAAGCATTTGATGAGATGATGTACATTCTCATGTGCGGCACAGGTGTAGGCTTTAGTGTTGAGAGACAGTACATAGCCAAGCTGCCTGAAGTTGCGGAGAAGTTTCATGAAACAGACACAGTTATTAATGTTGCGGATTCAAAGATCGGATGGGCGAAATCGTTTAGGGAACTGGTATCATTGTTGTATTCAGGTCAGATTCCCCAATGGGACGTTAGCCGAGTACGACCTGCAGGCGCCACACTTAAAACTTTCGGAGGTCGTGCAAGTGGTCCAGAACCTCTCATCGAACTATTCAAATTCACGTCCGGGTTGTTTCAAGGATCTGCTGGACGAAGGCTTACATCCATTGAATGCCACGATCTTTGCTGCAAGATCGCACAAATCGTAGTAGTAGGTGGAGTAAGACGATCAGCACTCATATCACTATCTAACCTATCTGATGACAGGCTACGCAGAGCTAAGACAGGTGAGTGGTATCATGCTAACCCACAACGTGCACTCTCTAACAACTCTGCTTGTTACACAGAAACACCTGACTTTATTGCTTACTTAGAAGAATGGAAAAGTTTATATGAATCCTTCTCAGGAGAACGAGGTTTCTTCAGCAGAGTTGCTAGTCAAAAACAAGCTGAAAGGAATGGCAGACGAGACGCTACCTACGATTTCGGTACGAATCCTTGCAGTGAGATAATATTGCGCCCCAACCAATTTTGCAATCTATCAGAGGTTGTTGTCAGGCCAGCTGACACGCTCGCTAGTCTCAAACGAAAGGTACGCATTGCGGCTATCCTTGGAACTCTACAAGCTACCCTCACAGACTTTAGATACTTAAGAAATATCTGGAAGACAAACACAGAGGAAGAAGCTTTACTAGGTGTATCACTAACAGGAATCATGGATCATCCTTTACTATCAGGACGAGGAGACAATGCAAAGCTTAAGAAGTGGCTCACAGACATGCGAGAAGAAGCAATTGAGACTAACAAACGGTGGGCTAAGAGACTTAACATTAATCCCTCTACAGCTATTACTGCGATTAAGCCTAGCGGTACTGTTAGTCAGTTGGTCGATAGTGCTTCTGGCATCCATCCTCGCTATAGCGAACAATATATACGAACAGTTAGAGCAGATTCTCGTGACCCTCTTTGCGCTGTCTTAGAGGCTGCTGGTGTCCCTGTAGAGACAGATGTAAACAGTGCTAGTACTAAGGTATTCAGCTTCCCTATCGCCTCACCAGAGGGCGCTGTGACAGCCTCAGACATGGGTGCGATAGAGCAGTTAGATTTATGGGAGTTGTATCAGGACTACTGGTGTGAGCACAAGCCATCGATGACGTGTTACTATAGGGATCATGAGTTTCTTGAGGTAGGACAGTGGTTGTGGAACAAGTTCGATAAGGTATCAGGCGTTAGCTTCTTGCCCTACTCAGACCATGCATTCCAACAGGCTCCCTATCAACCCATTGATAAGAAAACCTACAAGCAAGCAGTAAAAGACTTCCCCACTGAGATCAACTGGGACATCAATGAGGAGTCTGATATGACTGAAGGTAGTCAAGAACTAGCTTGCACAGGTAACAACTGTGAAATCTAAGACATAAAGAAC